ACTTTTGTTGTCTCCAATAGTATTAATAAGTGCAATCTTTTTTGCATGCTCAGCAACTCGCACCCACATTGCCCCAGTTGCACCAGTTTCAGACAACCTGGAACACTCATCCTCCAGTTTTTCAAACACCTTGAATGCATCTTCGGAATAAATAATTATCTCAGGTTTTGGTTTTGCAACATCTTCCTTTACATTCCCTCTTGCACTATTATCTATTGACATGTTCTTAAACAGTTTAGCCCTGTCACACAGTGCTTTCGGAAAATTTTGCAGGAACTTTGGCCTCTGTCTTTTGGGACGAGTTGACTCGGCATTTACTACAATGAACCTGTTCATTGATCCATCCCTGATCTTCCCGGAATTTAGGCTCCACCAGAATGTATCAGGAGTGCTGGTTCCATATATAGAACAGCATGGCTGGTCGATTTCAAACCTTTCCTGTTCTTTCAGCGAAGCCTTGTCTTGTCCAAAGTACGGCCCACCGGAGGAGGTATATATTTCCATGAATGCAGTCATTGTTTCTATTGCATGCTTTGGAGCATTGTCGGAAAAGATTGCCTGCATAAACAATCCAAACTCATCTATCAGGAACAGCGAGGAATGTCTCCAAGCCAGGACACGTTCTATGGCTGCCCTTCCAGTTACCTTCTCTGCTCCAAAGCATTTCATTTCATTCTCGGAATCAAACTTCTTAATAAAGTATCTGCAACTCTCCTTGCCACTTCCAGTTTTCCCAAGTGCTGCAATAAATAAGTTTGATCTTGTGTTTTCTTCTGTAGCACATTTTCTACCTATCATCACTCCAGTATAGGCAAGCGATGCACCCAGAGTTAATTCAGGCTGCGGATACTTTGAATTTTGCATGATAAATTCTGCAAAATCTCCAACAAATCCTGCAGGTTTTAGCAGGTCTTTGTGCAGTTCCCTGTCTGTTTCTTTTTCCTTGTAAGTTGGAGGTGCAGAAATGGTTTTATGCCGGAAAGTGTCTCCTGCCAGGAAGAAGAGTGTACCTCCATCGCCTTCTGTGATTGCACCGCCCTTAAAACCATCCCATTTCCCCCTCATCTCAGTTGCATTATATTTACTGCTGGCTGAAGACCAATCATCCCAAAGTGCGAAGCCTTCATCACCAATAAAACCCTTGAGACTCATGCCAATCTTCAGCCAAGTTCCATAATCATCCACATCTGCTACAGATTTAAGAGCCTCAGCCGCCCTTTCTATATCTGCAAGCGGATAAGTCTCAGCTTTTACTTCAGTTGCATCAAAAAAGACTTCCCCCGGGTCTTCCAGGGGAATTGGGATTGCATTGGTTTTTCTTTTTGCGGAGGGGTCGTAGGTCTGGAAGAACAGTCTGGCAACGTCCTTGCACTGGGTATCAAGTACAAGGTCGTATTTTTCCTTGAAATATTTTTCGGCAGCAAGAAACGATTCAGTGTGCTTGGTTGCATCAGGAACCACCTTAATCCATAGTTTCACCCCCTTGCCAGAGGGTGAAACAAAGGCAGCTTCAACGTGCTTATCCTTAAACAGCAAGTCCCTCATCTCTTCGGCATTTTCATCCAGCTTATCAATATCGCCCTGCATGAGTCCGCTATACTCCACCAAGGTATCTGCTTTTCTGGTTTTGGTGCGGCAGGATATTGTGTATGCAGGAAGCCGTTTCTTGAAGGAATCGTACTTCTTTTTGTCACCATTTGCCAGCTCCTTTCGGCAAACGGATATTATATCCTTGTGGGTTCCGTTAATTATTTCCTGAAATACATCGTCTATTTCTTTGTAAACAGGTTTCTTTTCTTCCACTCCATAAAAGTAAGAAACTTTCATCATTTTTTATGTCAGGCAAATGCGTTTGGTTAAATGAATGGGTATATCGTAAAAATGTTCTCCTTTCGGATACCTTGTATTGGGAATAACCTCTACATAATCCTCAACAAGATGTTTTCCATCAATGAAAATGGCTTCTGAACAGTCTTTGTTGAGAACCCAAAACATAACTTTTCCTTTCTCCAAGTACTTCTTTTTTCTGTATGGAATATGAACGGACTTCCAATGCGGAGGCCACTCATTTTCCCAGGAAGATTTAATCTCCACCTCATGCCACACTTGCCGCCACGATTGTATATCCGGCCCATAATCCTCAAATACATTTGTGAAGTCTCCCCTTGAGTCAAGGTAGGAACGAATGGCGTTTTTTGCTTTAGTATCGCAGGCGAGGTATGCCTGCTTATTAAATTTCGGCATGTCTTTTCGCTGTTTGATAGAATAATAGAGTTGCCCTGTCCACAATATATAAATGCAGACAGGGCTAGTAGGACTATGCCACTGAAACAACCAGAAAGGTATATCACGATGGCATAGAATATGAGGGAGTTTATATCAGAAAGGTAAGTCATCTGTATCCGATCCATCCATAGATGCGGCAGGGGCAGCATGATATTTCTTGTACCCCTTGATGTCGTTACTGTCTTCGTAACCGTTAGAACCCTTTCTTATTTCAACCCTTGCAATAACAGGAATGTCGTGCAGTTCCCCGGAATCTGTAATCTTCTGCTTTCCGATTGCCCTGCACAATGAGGCAAGTTGTTTTTTTGATATTTCAACTGCCTGTGCATTTGGATTATCCAGGTTAAGACGGTCAAACAGCTTCCTGTTCTTACCATGACCATCAATTACCGAAAGTTGAAGGAATAGGTAATGCCCATCCCCTGCTTTGGTCTCCCTAAATTCAGAATCCTCCACTATCACAGGGTACTCACCCGGTGGAAGCACAGAAAAGTCCTCATCGACAACTTCTACGTCATCTGCATTAAATTCGAGTTTCATTTACTCTCCTTTTCAACTGTTTTTGACTGTTTAGGTTTGGCAGAATTGCCTTCAGCTCTTGCATCTGCAACGGCTGATGTGAAATCCTTCCAGTTTAGTGGAAGACTTTCCGGTAGTGCAAGCCGTGTTTTGCTTTCATAACTTGGGTTATTACCCAAGTGCAGCAGCCTACGGCCTGTGGTTGTGGGTTTGTATTTGAAATTACCAAATGCATCTCCACTCTTGGTGGTGAATATCTCTGGAGCAACATAGCCCACGACATCACACCATTCAAGAATTGTACCCCGGATATGCTTGTGCAGTTTTAGCGTAACCATATCATAGGGGTCTAGGTTAGGGTCTTCAAGTCTCACAACCTGCGAATGACTGATAAGCAGGATATGAAAACCCTTCTGGCGAATAGCTTCAAGGGCATTTAAAATTTCTTTCCAGAAATTCAAGGCATAAATGTAGCCTTTTTGCCATCCAAACTCTTCTATTGATGTGAAGTTCTTTGGGTTCAGCTTGCCGTCATCCAGAACACTCTGCCAAAGAATTTTTTCCAGCCAATCCAATGAATCAACCACTATCAATTCATTTTGTACCATATCGGCTTCCTTATATATGTAACGAAGTGCATCCATAATATCACTGGTGGGTTTGCCAACAAGATCAATTGATTTACAATCAATGTTGTCAATCCCTCCTTCTATATCCAGGAACATTCCGTCTTTCCCGAAAGTGGATTTACCACTTCCTCCGGCTCCATGTATCCCAATCCTCAAGGGTCTGGGTTTCTTGCCGGACAGTATTTTAACTTCGCTCATACTCTCCTTTCGATAATTTTGAATGTGCGAAATTCAGACACACGGCTAAACTCATCAGCCAGACCAGGATGTGCCAGTTTAAGGGCTTTCTGATCCAGCCCGGTTTTAGAACCATTAATCCATGTAGCAAGTTTTTTGCCTTCTTCATCAACCACAACTGCTGCAGTTTTCATGTGGTTCATTATGTCCTTGTCATTATCACTTATCAGAGCCTTTATCTCAGCCCTCTTCTTCCTTAAATCCCTGCCTGTTGCAACAAGGTTCAACATGAGCGGAGTTGCCTTTATCTCCTCCAGTTCCTCAGAAGCCTTTGGAAATTGCAGCATTGCCTCCTCTGCACTCATAGGCTCAGGAGGAATCTTTTTCAATATATGATTGTTCCAGAAATCCTTTTCTTTATCAATCAGTTCCTTTATCTGCTTTTCATCCCTTTCAATCTTATAAACCTGCAATTTTTGCCCCCCAATCAGCACGACACACCACCAAAAATCCCAGCCTGTAACGTAGAGGTAATGATTAATCTGGTCAAGGTAATTTGGTGGAATATCTCTGGTCATTTCTGCCCCCCAATGCGAAGCATTCCATGCAGCAGTTGTCTTAATCTCAACACCCACCTTTTCTCCCACTACCTTTGCATCAATGTGAGCCTGTGCAATGGGCCACTCTCTTGAGTTCATTGTCCTGGAAGCCATCCTGATCTTGATTCCAGTTTTCTCAGTAAACAGTTTGCCCACTCCATCTTCAAACATAACTCCTGCCTGAACTGCAGGATTATCAGATAAGTCCTTCGGTTCCTTCAGTCCCAGTAGCAAATCATAAACGTCTATGCCAAACATCCAAGGGTTTGTTCCATTGATAGCACCAGCAAACGAGCCGCCTATCTTACCCTTCCTAATCTCCGGGTCTCTCTCCGGTTTAACTCTTACTGCCATCTTCCCTCCTTATAATGGTTTAACACGTTTCTTTGGATTTCTATGCACAAAGTTTGTCCTGGCATTCTCTTCTCTCAGTGCAACTACCTTCCTGCCTTCTTCCCTTCGCTTCCTCATCATCTTTGCATAGAGATGCAGTTCAGCTTTCGTTAGGCGGTGGTGACTGTCAACCAGCATATCCACATACTCTTCATTCTTCATTTTATCTCCTTAAAAATAGAGGCACAGAGACAGCGTAAGAATTACTTAACCCTGGATTGGGTGACTCGACAACCGAGCCAAAAGTAAAGTTAAGTATTCCGTATTGCTTGACCAGGCATGTTTCAGGAGAATTTTACAGGCCAATGATCCCAAACTACTGAACATTTCCTGAGAGGAAGTCTCCTCCTGACTTAATCTCTGTACCTCCAAATGCTATCACCACTTGTTCGTTAAATTCATTTTTCCAACTATAGACCACACCTTCTTTGCAGTGATAGAATGCACACAGGCATCGTCACGATCTGATTCTGAGAAGAGTGCATCCACACAGCTCTTAATCATATTATCAAGGTCAGGCTTAACCTGATGGTATCTGCCAATCATTTCCATTTTCTTCTTTTTTGACCAGCTCTTTGGCATCTGCATGTGAAACTCAATAACAAGATGGTCACTGGGAACAAAGTTCTCTTCCTTGCAGGCAAGTCTCAATTCATCCGCAAACTGGCGGTAACGCATGACTACTGGTCTCTTTTTCCAGACATCACTTCGTGTCTGTCTGGGCTTGGGCACAGGCTGTACGTCAATCCACATTAAACCCTCCGTGGCTTTGTTGACGGACAACTTCTTCCATGAACCTATTACTGTACCCAAAGCCCATTAAATCATCTATATTCCAGTTGTCAAGTAAGGGGTTTTGCATTGAAGCCCCCGGAATTTTTCCATCCATTTCTGGAGAAAGTGTTTTTATTTTTCCACCCATTAAGATATATTTTTTAATCTCCTCCTGGTGTTCAGAATTAGAAATGTTAAGTGGTTTCTCAACCTTAACGATCCTTGGTTCATTATTTTTATAAATAAAACCATGAGAACCCCACTTTTTAATGATGAGTGGAGACTTTGGTTTAGACTTATTTTTTTGCCGTAATTTATAAAGGGAGTATTTTTCCCTACACCTCCTTGTGCAACATTCATGGTTATCCTGCCTGGGGGAAAAAATCTTATCACAAAATATACATTTGCGAGTAGGTAGTTTAGGGTGGTACTTATCGTAGTGTTTCTTATCTTTTAGCCTTTTGTTCTGGCTGTAACACCAGGTACTACACCATTTTATCTTCTTTCCTGTAATCCTGTTCCCACATGGACACAATTTTCGTTTCCTCACTCTCTTCACTATATCCTTCCAATGGAATTAGATAATCCTTCACCTCTTTATTCTGGGCAACAACAAGCCGTAGAGCTGCCGCCTGGACTCTCTCTCGCAGATTATCATTAAGTAGTTTGGATACATCCGAAACGGTTGTTTCGGATGCGTTAGCAACCTGACTCAGCGTTACTCCAGAACGCCTCATTAGCTGCTTGATGGTAAGTGGCCTATTTTGCATTTACTCCTGTCTGTTAGACTTTCTAAAAAAGTTTAGAAAAACTATGAGAGTCTTATAATAAGCCCCTCTACAGGAGTGTCAAGTGTTTTTTTAATTTTATCTACTTTTTCTACCTTTTCTACCTTTTCTGATACCTCTTGCCCTCCTGAATGCCTCTGCTCCCTTTCCTTTTGGAAATACAGTATCCAGTATTACACTTGAGAACGCATGCTGTGCAGTATCGGATGCAGCCGTAACCGCAAATGCCCCTGCCGTCAGAGTTGCATAAGGGCCAAGTGCAGAGAAAGTCCGTGGATTGGTGGCTGCCGCCAGGATCAGAGGCCCGATGACAGACCGATAAAACCCTTCCAACCCCTTTTTTTCGTATGCAGTAGTATTCGGAGAATTTCTCTCTGAGATCAATGCCCTTGCCATTGCATTAACATTTTGTGCCCAGAACGATGGAGTTGCACCTATTACCAGGCGAGTAAGGTCAACATCATAACGCATGGCTCTAACTGCCTGGAGAAGTGGATCTAACGCCCCTGTAGTGCCTGTTCTGTAGAAAGCCAGCTCAAAGATTCTTTCCCACAATACACCTTCCTTTTCCCATTTATCCCATCTCTCCTTATTTGTCAGCATCTCCCTCATAACTGTCACCATTGCATGTGTGACATAGAGGCCAACTAATGATGGAGCAATTTTAGACCAGACCTGTGCCTGCTTGAGTGTACCCTTCCCATATATCTTCAGTCTTTCTCCACGGCCTTTCCCCATTATATTCATTTGCTGGTCAATACCACCTTTCCCTGTCCTCACTATACTTGCCAGACTCTCAGTTGGGCCAACGGCTTTCAAGTCCCTGTAGACAGGTTTAATGACATTTGCATGGACAGAGTAGGAGAATCCCATAATGGAATATATCATTCTCCCCCACGGCCCTTCGGCATGGCGTGGCTTGCTGGCAGGTTCAGGGTCTTGGATTGAACGGTTGACCAACCTGTTTATGGCAACAGATAGATATTTTTGCATCTCATTCATTTCTCCATAGAGATTCATTATATCTGAAGCATCTGGAAGTTTTTTACCTTCCATAACAGGAAGGAACCAGGAAACAAATTCTTCCTCCTTACCTTTGGCGATACCATACTCAAGCAGAATATCCCTTGCCTCCTTTTTATTTTTTGATATAGCGGCAGCATTGTCTCCCACAGGATTCATAAACTGGTTTGCCT